ATGTTAAAAGCCAATTTGTTCTTTCATCTGCCCAACTATAAACTCCTCCTGGTAAGTTATTTATAGCAGTTGCAGGTACTCCTGCTTCGTTTACAAGGAGGTTATAAGCAACATCGTTGAAAGAAGTAGCAGCTCCAGACCCATCATAAGCGCCAGCAAAGAAGCATTTTTGTACAACATCATCTGCCTCATAATCATCATCTGACGGCTTTGTCCCCCATTGAAATCGTGACGTAATATCAAGTGCTGCGTTACTACCGCTAACATCAACTGTATAACCCATTATTTCTTCATCAATACGAACAAAACCAGTAGCATTGTCAGCGCCAAAATAATCTATTACTTTCTGTTTGTCAGCGGAGTCTGATCCTACTAAGGTAATTCCGTTAAAACGCAATGGTACAGTATTATGTGTACCCGTTTTGCTTAATGCTCCGTTCAAAGAAAAGCGTGATGGCTCTGGGACTTTAGATTTTAATTCATCAGCAAGCGAAAGCGGATCTCGACATTTAATTGTCATTACATCATTATCAAGCATCATGCTATCTATTATGTAAAATCTTTGACCTCCAAAAAATCTTTCAACTCCTGTGTGATCTATATATCCATCACTAACTACAACACGCCTTCCGACATAATGCGGATTTCTTTGCATTAATTTTTGAAAGTAAGTGCCATTTTCTAAAGCTATTAAATTTCTTGTTTCAAAATATGGATCAACATCTGCTCCAGTAGCGTAAAAATCTCTCAGCTTAATTGTTACGTTAGCTCTAACAGAAACACCTTTTGTTGGTCTGATTTCTACAGGGGCTGTACTTACAGAAATAACACTGGGATAAGCTTTTTGATTCGGTAAGGTTGTGCCAACTTCAGAAGTAAAGTTGTACTGTAAAACGCCATCTGATGATCTATTGTAGTTTGCTGTGTCTTGACAGGTTGCTTTAGTGTTATAACATTCATTTCCTGTACCTCCAGCAGCGGTGCAAGTAGAAATACCATCATTAACACCATACTCATTATCACAAAAATCTAAAAACAAACTAACCATTTGAACAGGTTGTCTTGGGTTTAATCTGTGCGCTCCACCAAAATAATATGATCCAGTTATCTCGGCTATAGTAGGCTCTGCCGCTGGAGGAACAGGCACTGGATTGTTAATAGGAGCTGGTGGCGCTGGTGGAGCTGGTGGTACGGCTGGATCTGCTGGCTGTACTGGATCAGGTGCAGGTGTTGCGGGAGGGGCAGGTGCTGGGTCGTTATTAATAGGATCACTAGCAACATAAGAGGTATCAGGCCAAACATTTGCGTATGGGTGAGTATTTTGTAAGGCATTAAGGCTATATTTAGCGTTTAAGTAACCGACACATTTATTGACTTCCTCGGTATCAAGCACTTTATTAAATATTAAAATTTCATAAACTGCACCCCTAGACGTTGTGCTTGCAACATCAGATGGAGTCGCCCCATCTGACATTATTGATAATCCTGAACTAGCAGGGAAAGACATTGTTTCTAAATCAGCGCCTACTGTTGCAAGCCTGCTATACCAAGTAAATTTTCCTGCGGTAGTTGCAGACATTCTGACCGCAAATATCTCGTTTCTTCCCTCTATATACTGATCGCCACTGTAACCGTCAGGGTCAACTACAGCAACATTGCTAGCGTTTTTATACTTAATACCTCTATTGTATTGTGTAGAACCCCCCATACCAGCTTGATGGCCGTAAACGATGGTAATATCTTTACCTCCACCATCAACATCAAAAATCTTAAACATTGCTTCTTCATCATCGGCATCATCATACAAGGTGCAAGCAATAAAAAGAGTGCATTCAGTACCAATTCCACCTGAACCAGTATTACTCCTTCCTGACGCTTTATAAAAATTTGTAGTAGAATCAGTTTCATTAAAATAAATCCCGCCTCTATCTACAACTTCATCAACTCTAAAAGTTGCCTTTGTACTTCCTTGCGAATGACCACCGCTTGCATCTTCAAGTATATCGCCTACTGAATAGCCGTAAGAAGGCCCAATGTCATGCTCTCTAACAAGCGTTACAGCGCCACCAGATGACGTATAACTAATATAACAAGCCGATCCAGTTGCAGGTGATACAGCGGTTAATTTTTTTTCTGTACCAAAATTAGAAGGCGAATACATTTGATCACCCCCTTGAACAATAGAAAGTTTAGTAATCGAGCCGCCCATAAACCTAGGCTGATAAAGGTCTTTATACTGAGTACCGCCAGCTTGATTTGCGAAGTTAATATCTAAATCGCTAGCTTGAAGGGAAAACGGGGTTTGTTGGTCGCCTTTATTCCTCCAAGTAAGAAACTGGTTACCAACCGTTGGCAGACTAGCCTTATTATTAGCATTCGGATCTTGGCCGTCATACCAAGATTGTATAAAACCAGATAAAACCTCTGGTGTCCAAAGGGTTGTCATTCAATATACCCCAAAGCACGAATAGACCAATTAATTAACGTAGGAGTGGTAAATTTAGGTTGTGATAACTGCCTATCCATGGTGCAAAAATACATTTTTTGTTGATCTCTAATCTGTAAAGTAGCAGACTCTGTAGATATACCTTCATGCCACATTAAAAAAAATGGATGCCTAGGTAAAAAATATCCCATATAATCTATAAATCCAAAAGTAGAGCTAAAGCCGTTAATTGTAGTTGTTTGCGCTGCATCAGTAGCGCTATACAATTCATCTTCTGAAAACTGATTTAACTTTATATTAAGTTTTTCTGGGATTTTTCTTACATCAGTTATTAAAGGATTTCCTAAATTGTTTTGTTTTATGTCTGTTTTTTGTGGTGCGAATGACGGAGGAGTAAAAGGCGTTGCAATGTCTATTCCTGTAGTGACCCACATACCAGCAGAAATTATATTGATGAAGCTTTTTGAACTCCAACCAATGGTTTCTATTCTTAACCTTCTAACATTCGATATTGTGCTAGAAAATAAAGCGCCAAAAGGTCTTTTGAAGTTATTTAAGGGCTTGTATGTGTTAGATGTATATGGAGTTGCTTTGAACTCGCTAAAGTTTCCTGTCCCACTATCAGATGTACTGTAAGTAATTTTTAAACCTTGATTTGAAGTTAAATTATGACCATAAACAGCAAAACCATTAAAGGTTACATTAACAGGAAAAGTTATAGTTACATCAACTTGATCAGAAAAACCTGTAACCATAAAAGAAGTTCCAGCACTATCATCTATAGCGTTACCAAAACTAAACCCTGATGGGGGCGGTGCGTAACCAGTTGTAGTTGATGGAACATAAGCTATAGTTGTTGTGCCAGATTTTTTTCGCCAATACTCATGGTGAAGTTTATTTTCTGCTAAAATTGCGCTCATTATGTACCTACCAGTGCTGTGATTTCTAAGCCATCTTCTGTAGCCTCGTTAATAGCTTCTATAATACGTCTTGCCCCAGTTGGGTCAATAGATCCGTCTACTGTCACATTGATGGGTTGAGGTGGTGGAGCAATAACATCATCAGCCGTAAGCTGCACTGGTGCGGAAGCCGCTGCCGCCGCTCCACCGCCACCGCCACCGCCAGCACCACCAGAAACAGAACCGCCACCGCCAAATTTTTGCGACTTAATAGCTGCAAGGTTAGCCATACCAGCAACTAACTCCACACCAGCCATTATTTCACCAAGAGGTGACGCATAAGTTGCTCTAGCCAACTCCATTGCTGATCTTGTATTAACAACGGTATTTGCAACTGCGGCCATTTGAGCTATTCTAAACATTCCTTTACTCATATTGGCCATAGCAGCGGTTCTTGCAGCTAAAGTACTTACTATTTGTTTGGTTTGTGCAGCTCCTGTTAATTTTTCAAATTTTTGTTTAGCTAATGCTGCTTTAGCATCAATGTCACCTAGTTTAGCTTTATGTCTCAATTCCTCTTGCTCTGTAGCCTGGTTCTGCTCAGACAAAATATCCATTTTTACAGCGTGTTCTTCTTGTAATTTTGCAATCTTTTCTTCCCTGTAAATATCATCCGCTTCAACTTCACTCAACTTTCTCTGAAACTCAAGTGCAGCAACGGCTGTAGCGTGTTCAGTTCTTTTTTCTATAATTTGTTCAAACAGCAATGTTTCTGAATCTGCATTTGCCTTTTGCATTTCTAAAACTTGCAGTTCAGAAGCCATAATTGCATTGTTAGTTTCTAATATACTGGGAAGCTTATCAAATGCTACTGGAGCTTCTTCTGCCGCTGGCGCTGATGGTTGTGGTTTTAAAACTGTTCCTGTTCCTGCTGGGGTTGGCGTTTGGCCAGACGTTAATAATGCAACACCGCTTAAAGGCTGCTCTGTAGCTGGTGCAGTAAGCCCAGCCATATCTGCAACAGACTGACCACCAAAAAGTGGTTGTAAAAGCTGTGGATCTTGCAGTTCTTGTAATTGTGCTTTTAGTCTTTTAAATTGCTCCTCTGCCTGTGTAAATGCTGGATTACTAAATGCAGCGTTGCCATATGTTTCTAGCAAGCTATCCATTTGCTCTTCAGCTCTTTTAATTGAAAGCTCTAAAAGATCCGCATCACTCATAGCGCCTGTAAATATATTCGATGTTTTTACTTTTTCTGTGAGTTTTGCAAGAAGCGCTGTTGCTTCATTTGTTCTATCAGCGATAAAGGATGCAAATCCTGACTCTTGTATAAATGCAATTCTTAAAAGGTCTGCTTGCTCTCCTAGACCATCAAAAGCCCCGGCTAGACCCTTACCAGCACCAGCACCTGCGCCACCCAGAGATGCTTCTAATTTTTTAATAATAAAATCTTGAGCGGCCATCTTGTCGCTAGCAAGTAGCATACCGTCAATCATATCTCGCTCTGTTGCAGTAAATATAACACCTGCGCGAGACAAGCTAGTCAAATTATTGACAGGATCTTCTATCGCTTTACCTAAAGTTTTAGCTGCACTTGCGGCAGTAACACCCATAACTTGAGCTAAATCCTGAGCTAAAACAGTTGTACGTTTAAACTGATCACCAGCAATAGAGCCAAAAGTAAGAAGTATTCCCTCTGCTTGTCTAATGTCGCCAGCAGAAGCAAGCGTAGCTATACCTACTTCAGTAGCTAAATCTTGTAGCTCTTGGGAAGTTAAACCAACACGATGCCCGGTTGTCTCAAGCATTTGCTCAAGCTGTAATACCTGTGCTTCAAATTCTGAAAATACATCTAAAGCACCTTTGATAGCAAAGCCAAGCGCAGCAAAACCAGCACTAACAATTAATCCTAGTGGGCCAATTCGTGCTAAACCAGTTGCTATAAATGAGAGTCGGCCTGAAACACCGTTAAGTGGGCCTTGAAGTGTTGCGGTAGCTGTCGCAGCGTTCTTAAAAGACTTAGCTAATTTTTCATTAGCAGTAGTAGCCTTTTTTGTTTCTTTTGTATTATCTTTCTTGCCTTTTGTGTCCTTACCTGTTGCGTCAGTGCCTTTCTTTGTTTCTGTGTTTGTCTTTTTCTTCTGAGTGCCTTCGTCCTTGATAGCCTTAGCGGCTTTACCAGACTCTTTGGCAAGCTTTTTAAGCTCTTCATTAGCTTTTTTAAGTTGAGCAGTGTTAGCCTCAAATATCAGTCTTGCGATTGTGTCTGCCATTGTTTACGCCTTTCGTGGTCTAAACCCATAATAGCATCTATCTGCCAAGGGTCTAATTCATCTCTATAAAGATCGCAGTAAGCAGCAATATCTTGCAAAGTAATCGATTCAACGCCTTGTGCAATAATCGAGTAAATATGCCAAACTTGAATTAAGCAATCATCCAAATAAGGTTGACTAGCTAACTCTCCCGGAGGCTTTCCAGATATTCTTTCAACAGCCTTCCATTGTTCAAGCCTGGTGCTTTTACTACCTTTGTTTCTGCCGTTGGCATAAAAAACCCATTTACCAAACTCGACTATTTTTTCGGTTTGGCTTTCGTAAAATTTGCCCTATCACCCATAAAGGTGTCAATTTGATCTTTGATGTAAGGTGCTTGACTATAAAGCTTCTCACATAACTTACTACTGAACTTCTCATCAACGCCACGCCAAGATACAGTGCAATCAACTAAACCTTGTATGCTCAAAGAATCTTCGTCAAACTCCTTATTAGATCGTAAAGCCTCCAAATAAGCTTTTTGATATCTTTTGGTATGCTTCCTAAAAGCCGTTGAATCCATACCAACTACCTTAATATGAAGGTTAGTCTTGTTACCATTCTGATCTAATATTTGTACTTCTGATCCTTCGTTATGTAAATCGGTTGTGTAAAGTTCAGTAATTTTCATATATCCCCCAAGGATTAATGATGCCCCACCCAGTGGGGCTTAGGTTAAAAATTATGGTGTAGTATCAAATTTTAATGCTGAAGTTCCGTCAGTAGATACTAAAGCAGTGTAATCCATTGATACAGAAAGTAAACCCTCTCCACCAACTTCAACAGCACCTGTAGTATAGATTACATTTGGCATCTCAAAAGACATATCAGTATCGCCAGTTCCTAAAACAATTTTCAAAGATGTCGCTGTTTCAGCAACAAACTTATCTAATAAAGCCCCACTGTCAAAGTGAGCAGTTAAAGACCCTGTAACACGACACTTGCCTTGACCGCCTCGAACAGGAATATCAGTACCTACTCGGTAAACTGGAGACATACCATTGTCTAAGCTCATTGATAAATCAGTGATAATTGTTTGAGCGCCACCACCTTCGGTAATAACTGCTTCATGAGAGGTGTAAGGCGCATTAGCAACAGTCTCGGTTGTGACACTACCCTCATCATGATTGTCAACGTGAGTCATAGTAGTACCTATAAGACCAACTGAGCAGTCAATAAGTCCATCACTACTAATATTCATATTGAAAGCGTTAACCTCAATACCTTTAAAAACCTGTTCATCTTTTACTGTAATATCAGTGAATTTACGAACTATAGTATAGCTGCGTCTAGCTGTACCAATGCTAAATACATCACTTGAGCCTGTAAAGTCGCCCATAGCAGCTTTGATAAATTCAATATGTGAAGCCTGGTAACCTAAGTCAAAAGCTATGTCACCTGAAACAGAGTGCTGGCCATGCATCATTCCTTCAACTTCTCTGTCGCCACGCAGCTTTTCATCTTCATACGTTGTTTTCGCTAAAGATAAACTGTTACTTTTATGTTCAAAAACACTAAAACCTGATCCTGTATCGGCTGTGCCGTAAGTTCCTTCAGTGTCAAAAGTTAATATTTGATTCTGTCCACTTGCAATTGTCATTTCTAACTCCTAGCGGTTGTGACCGCGAAATAAGATACATCTATATTACGAACGAAAAATGCACCATCTCTGCGCCCCACGCCTAGTGATACGTTACGGACATTTACAGTTGTATCATTAACAACAAGCTTATGTCCTTTTTTAAAAGCATTGGCAATGCTATCTATTTTGTCGCTATAAGCGCCTATACCAACACGATTATAATAGTCTATCTGAAATATACCTTGGTGCAAATCCCTACCAGTTGTACCGACACCTGCACTAATTGTATCGGCTGGCAGTATTGTTCCCCTAACGAACTCGTTGGTTAAGTTACTTTTTTCTAGCGAGGTAAAATCAAAATCTATATTCTCAAAAACTCTTGTGGTTATGCTTGCATCATCAGCCATTGTTTTGAACTGAGCTTCTAACGCAATACGAATATTGCGGAAAAATTTAGAGTTATCATCAGTAGCGCCACCAACTACAGTTGTATCGGTGCTTTCTGTTATTAAACCGTAATCAACACTCATTTAAACTTTGCAACCGCATTCATCATCGATAATCGCATCATACCTTGTGGTGCTTTACCACTCTTACTACCTGTTTCAATGTCATTTGCATAATCAAGAGAATTAGTAAGCCAAAGACTCTGACCCCAATCTGATTTTTTATATGCCTTAACTACTGTATCAATACCATCAAGACTATCCCCGGCTGATTGATCTGGCAGCCGCTTACCCATAAACATGGGTGATCCTATTGACGCAAACCAGTTATTAGCTAACTGCCCAGTGTCAACTGGTGTCTTTTTTACAGTGCTAGTCATAACATCATTAGTTACCTGCTTGACAACCTTATTGGCTTGATCAAGCGAAATCTCTGTAAACTTCTTAACCTCTGAGTCTAAGCTCATAATAAACCACCGATGATCCTGGTTGTATTGGGTTAATCTCAACAATTCTCAGTTTTTCTGAGTTTATTGTAGCTGTGTCACCTATCAAAGGGACTGTGGTCGAATGCATCGATGCAGGAAACTCTTTAACCTGCATATTTGTATCGCCATCTTCATTCTTTATCTGGTCAAAGAGTACAATCTGCGCTGAATAAGTAGATGTGCTGCTAGACGCAATTCCTGATGCCGGGTTGTAATTAATACTTGAAAATCGAGTAAAAGTTACCGACTGACCAAAGTTGGTAATTAAATTCTTTGCTGTTGTGCTTAAGGGGGAGTAATCAAAGGCCATCTAAGCTCTCACAATCCGCATAGGGTTCTTTACGAGCTTTCTTAATGCCCTAGTAGCTGCTGGCGTTAAAGTTCTGTCAGCGCTTGATGATTTGTACTCAACCTCTATCTGCCCAACCTTTTCTTTTAGGGTAGATCGCTCAATGGGAGCATCAGGACCATAACCCTGCTCATAGGCATAAGCTATCTCATAAAGAGAAGTCTTTACTTCTTTAGGTATCTCATCAGAGTTGATTCCATATCCATCAATAATCAAACCAGATCGAGGGAATTGAAGCGCTTGATCTTCAGATGCTTTTTCACTACGAAAAGGAAGAGCCTCAAAAAAACTCATAGCCTGATGAATATATGAGGTAATTTGATCGTTCGATGGGCCATTTCTCGCGCCATGACGATCTGTGATGTAAGTAGAATACTCACTCACTGTAATATATGAGTTCGCAGTAGTACTCTGCGATCCAGTTTCAACACTTAGTGCAGTAGGCATAACTTATCCTCAAAGTTGAAGCCCCAAGGTTTCCCAAGGGGCTATAAGTTTCAACTAATACTAGCCGAGGATAGTGTGAACAAACTCACCTTTCCAGACTTTAACACCGTATACCGCAGTAACTTCGATCAATGACTTGTGATAGCCACGATAAGTAGATACTTGGAATACTAATCCAGAGTGTGGGTCTTGAACAGTGATTGACTCAGAAGCCATATCACCACCTAAAGGCATAGCTGGCGCTCGCATAGCTAACTCAACTGCATTCCTGTGGAATACAAAGCTTGGCAAGTAGTTAGCTGCTATTGCTACAGCGGTGTCATTAGCAACTGCTTCTTTAAGGCCTGCATTCAGTGTAATAGTGCCACCTGATGCATCACTTGTACCAGTTCCAACGATATGGACATTACCTGCACCGCCAAACTGAACGGCATCACCAACAAGGATAGTACCAGTACCACCGTTGACTGCGATTGAAGTTGCATCTACCGCATCAGTAACATCAGTTAAAGGACTACTTCCTAAAGTACCTTTTGTGTGAGTAGAAATGTTGCCCGACTCACGCAAGTTGATACCAGCGATAGGAATTAAGATGCCTTGCTCACGCAAACTACCAGAGTTAGAGAAACTTTGATCTAACAGTTTTAAGTTGGAGCGCAAGTTAGCACCAGCAGTAGTGTTTAAAACAGCAGCAACATCATTTGTTGGCATACCATCATCAACAAGGATTCTTCGTGCTTCAAGCAACTCTTCAACGCCTGACTCGTTAGATCCTACAGCAAAAGGAGTTGTTCCAGCCGTACCAGATGCAAAATGAGCGCCTTGTTTAAGATTAGTAGCAATCTCAACTTCGATCTCATTGGCAAGAGTACGCATTGCTTGAGTGATTAAGTCGCCATAAACAGAGGCATATTGACCAGTGTTTTGAAGTTGACGAGTATCTTCACCACCAAGAGGGATTTGAACTCTTCGAGCTTTATCAAGCGTTAAGGTTTTAGAATCAATAGTTAAGCTGTTATCAGCTTCCTGCATATCCATACGCTCAACAATGTTTTCTGCTGAAGCTACACGAGTGAAAGCTGCTTTGATAGTATCGCCTTTAGAAGCCTGAGATGACTCAGCATTCATAGTGACGGATGGGATGAAACCGTTTAATTCGCGGCCAACGATGTCTGCTGATACATAAATATCATTCGTCAAGGCCGAAATGTCTAATTGATCTGCCATTTTTAAATCTCCAAAAGATTATTCAACAATACCGCCAGACTTAATGAACTCCATTTTTTTGGTTGCGTTCATATTTTCAAAATCTGCACGACTTTTCATTTTGGAAACCTCAGCCCCACTGCTATTTCCACCAGTTGCGCCACCCCCAGCAGCTTTAGACCCGTCAACTAAGAATGGATATTCATCCTTAATTGAAGTTGCTAATTCGTTCACGGTGCTAACGGTAAGGTTACCGCTTGCATCCAACACCCTAGTCTCACCATCAACGACAGTTAACCTAGACTGTAATTGTTCAGTCAACAACTTAGCTCTAGCAGTATCTTTAGTCATTTGACCCGCAAGACTACTAGCTTCAGTCGTTAATTTTTGACGCTGTATGGTTGATTTAAGATCATTCAACTCTTGTGCTGCTTTTTGCCGTTCCGCTTCAGAACTGTTGTACAGTTGCTCAAAGTCGTTGGCTTTTCTCAGCTTTTCAGCAGTTTCAGCTTTGGCTTTCTCCTCGGCTTCAGTTGCTTTTTGTTGAGCGGTCTTTTTTTCGCCTAACAGTTTGTCAATTTTCTGTTTCAAGCCACTTACATCTTCTTGTGGCACACCCTCAACATTTAATGTGTAGCCCGACTCACCCTGTGAGTACAAACCTTGTTGCGATTCATCTAATGTTGAAAATTCTTCTTCACTTACTGAGTATTTAATGCTCATCTATAACCCCTAGTTATAAAAAAGAGTCGCCCTGCGACAATTTAGTTATATACCATCATCCTCATCTTCTGTCAAAGGATTTTCTTCAATTGGTGCAATTTGTTGATTTTCAGGCTCTTCTGGCTCACTTTCTCCCTCAATATCGGCATCGATGTCCTCATTTAGACGAAGTTCATTTACCACGCCCTGTGATCGTGCCAGGTTCTGCATATCCGATTTAGCCAAGATTCCAGCCTCATTGAGCTGCATGGCGGCCATTAACATCTGTGGATCAGCTACTTCATCAAAGAACTTAGTAGAGAGGGCAAATTTAGGCATATTGGTAGCGCCCATAAACATTCCGCACCATTCAATACACTTCTCAACGCCCTCAGAAACGTTCTTAGAGATGGTAGACATGATTGAGGTTTCGCCAGCAGCTTCAATTAAACTTTGCGTAGCGGTCTTTGTAGCGGTTAGAGAGATCATTCTAGCGCCTAGTTTGCGCATCTGATCCTCTTTACGCTCCATTAGGCGGTCTGCTAGTTGATTTTCAGACGCTTGCACGAAAGAAAAGCCGCCTGACTCACCTAAAAAGTGTCCAGCCATTGACCCTACCGTTATTCCCTCTGGGTTGGCTTCCTGAAACTGTGCCAGAGACATAGACGAACTAACACCAAGGGTAAGTTGACCATGAACAAAACAATTTTCTTCAAGGTCAGCAGAATTACGGTAATGAGCAATGTTAATGTTAGCAATATCGCCAAGAGGAGGAATATCCACAGTAGGATCGTTATTTTCACTTCCAATAATAAATAATGGTATAAACTCAAAAGGCTCTCCATTTGCTTTAGTGGGTATGTACTCTTCAGTTATAGGATCTAGCTCTTGATATAACTGTTGAGTGTATACACCGTTTCTAAGACGTAAAACTCGATACTGTTTACCTTCTTCATACTCGAATTCATCGTCATTCATGTCATATTTTTCTTGTAAAACCGCCAATGTGAGCAGTTTTTGTCCATTTATGACCTCTACACGCCAGTTAATGAAGTTTTCGCAGGTATATCGGTTAATTGTGGCTTTTGGAGACAGTTCATTTAGCTCTTCTAGGCTTAAACCTTGAGCAACCTGTGGATAATCGACTAAAAGAGCGTGTCGGCCTTTAGCAATTACCTCGCCAGTAACGTCTTTAGCGAGAGAAATGAGAGATTCTCCAGCGCCATCGGCATTTTTCTCTAAATATTCGGTTTGTGAGGGTAAATCGTAGTCAGGGGTGTTACGGAATATCGCCCCGGTAAGCCCTTCTCGCGTTTTTCCTGTAAAATTAACGAATACAGCGCGATTCAGGTAGTTACGATACCGATTATCGATGCTTGAAACGCCTTCCATCGGTCGGAGATAGCGTATATTCTTCTCTTTGATCGCTCGTTGGCCGTCACAGCAGTCTTGGATGGACTGCCATTCTTGGATGAATCTGTCGTATTCTGGGTTTCTGAGTTCTACAGTCATAATTAGATCGCAAATTTGAACGGCACAGCCGCTATGGGTTTAATGATGGGTAATTCAAAGGCAATTGGATAGGTTGCGGCATCGATTAAGTGGTCCAGGCCACTCGTTTTATCAGGCATACCGTTATTATCGTAGGTTAATTGCTCTAAGCTGCTCGCTAGTTCCGGGCATTTCTCTGAATTTACCATGACTTGATGGGATTCAAAGGCTGCATTAGCGGCCATGACCCTATCTTTGATAAATGGGTTCTTTCTAGGGGCGCGACACTCGAATCCTGCCGACTCCAAGAGTGTTATATCGGAGATACTGGCATTCACCGTCTTACGAGATGCGCCAGAGGCATCAGGGTAGATGCAAATATTGTGGTTAGGGTATTTAGTTTTGAGTGTATGGATCATATTGGGGGTGTCGTATATCCCCGTGAGTTCTTTTACTGCGTGATAAACGCCTTCACGATAGACGAATACCACAGCGGACATATTGGTTACGTTAAAATCCATCCCTACCATAAGGAAGTCAAACGGTGTAACTTTCTCTTCAGATTGGTTAGTGTCTCGATTATATCCATTGTAAACAGTGCCTTGGGTTAAGTTAACGAACTCACCCTTCAAATAGGCATTTAGAAGGTTACTAGGATAGATAGCCTTTAAGTTGTCCACATAATCCTCTGGAAGGTGTGGATTAGACTCCGTAGGTGCTTGAATCAGCTCAAATCCTGGTTGTGGATTCTTCTTCCACGTTTTATAGACAAACTTAAAGCCTTCAGGCGTAGTGGTTACTCCGATG